TTAGAGGCGCTGCGGCTGGCGAACGACCTCGGCATCAAGACCGCCATGTCCACGAACGGGCGGCTGCTGACCCCCGAGGTCGCGTCCGCAGTTGACTACATCCGCGTCAGCCTGAACGCAGGCACGGCCGCGCAGCACCACAAAACGAACCACGCGGGCGACGCGAGCGACGCGGGCGACTGGGCGATCATCATTGACAATATCGCGCAGGCGGTAGCGCACAAGCGCGGCGATCTGGGGCTCGGGTTCGTGATCGACGCGGAGAACTACCGCGATATTGTGCCGTTCTGCCAGCTGGCCGCGAGACTCGGCGTGGACTTCGTGCATATGCGCCCTGCGTTCTACTTCAATCCCGAGGACGCCGCCGCAGTACGGGCGGTGATGCCGCAGGCGCTGAAGCTGTGCCAGCTGGCCCAGTGGGCGCTGCGCGACCAGCCGCTCAAGATCTTCGCGCTGACGGATAAGTTCGAGGGCTACTGGACGCCGCGCACCTACGCCCGCTGCCGTGCGGTCTGGACTGGCGTGGTGCTGCGCGCGACGGGCGACTTTGCCGTGTGCAAGGACCGCGTGGACCTGACGTTCGGGCACACACCCAGCTACAAGGCTGGCGCGTCGTTCGAGGATATCTGGACGAGCGACGAGCATCGCGCCGTCGTGGCGCGGATTCACGCCGGCGGCGAGCTGGACGCCTGCCCGCGCTGCGTGTGGGGCGGACGAAATACCGCGATCGACGCGATCGAGCGCGACGACTTGCGGATCGCACTGGTGTAGAGGACTGCATGCCGCTTGACTTCACATCCAAAACGACGATCCACGAAGCAAAGGCGATTGCGTGCTGCCCATACTGCGGGCGGCCGATTCAAGAACACCAGCGCCTTGCGTATCCCGCGCAGGCGGTCGGCGCGTTTGCAACGGTGTACCGCTGCATCGGGTGTCGGCGGGTTGTCGGCGCGCCCATCCGTAGGGAACCATAACGACGATAGATAGCGCCTATGAATATTGACATTCATATAAGAATGGCGTATAGTTAGATCGCGCAGCCACTGCGCAGACAAGTACATCCACTTGACGGCCCAAAGGACCGCACCTCGAAAGAGATGCGGTCCTTTTCTTTGTGTTCTGCGAGGTCCGTCTATGACCGAAGTTCCTACCATGCCCCCGCCGGCGCGGCTGCGCCTGAACGTGATCAGCGAAGTTGCGCTGATGGAGAACGGGCAGGCTCGCCCGATTCATATTCTGCGCACGGGCACCTTCACCGGTCAGACCGGCGTGGCCGTCACGTTCGAGCCGGAACATATCCAGAGCATCGTGCAGAACTTTCAGGCGGGCAAGCGCCGCAAGCCGCCGATTACGGAGCGGCACGACTGGGGCCGCGCGATCGGGCGCATGCTCGATCTCTGGACCGACGCGGCCGGCGAGAATTTGTACAGCCTGCCGAAGTGGACCACGTCGGGCAGGCAGCTGCTGAGCGAAGAGATCTACGACGGCTTCAGCGTCGAACTGGACGCCGACGAGAGCGGCGGCTATGTCCTGATTGGCGGCAGTCTCACGAACTACCCCGCCGTCGACGGCCTGGAGCCGGTCACGCTCTCCGCGCCGCCGATCGAGCGCGTCCAGGACCTTCACGCGGGCGGCGCGGTGCTGTCCGCAGACTTCAACGATCCGCTTGTGGCACCTTCCGCGCCGTCGTCCCCGGCGCGACCGCATACAACCACCCCATCACAGGAGACACCGATTATGGCTGAACCTCTCGACACCACGCCCGACGTCGTCGCGCCCGCGCCGGTGGCACTGCCGCCCGCGCCCGCGATCCCACTGTCGAGCGATCCGGGCATGCAGGCGCGGCTCGACGCCTATATCGCGCAGATCAATCAGCGCAACGAGCAGATCACGCAGCAAGCGTTCGCGCAGGCCAGCGCCGAGTTCGAGCGCAAGATGCGCGAGCTGGAGCAGCGCAGCCAGATTGAGGCGTTTGCGCGCCAGCGCACCGTGACCACCGCCGACCAGCCCTACGCCGTGCCCTGCACCGCCGACGAGCTGGCGTCGCTTCTGACCGAAACCCCCGCCAGCGTGCGCGGCAAGTGGCAAGCGCTGCTGTCGCGTATCACCACGAGCGGCCTGCTCTCGTTTGACGAGATCGGCAGTAGTGGCGCGGCGGGCGAAGACGCCGACCAGTGGAATACGCTGGTCGCGTCCTACGTTGCCAAGGGCATGAGCCGCGTGGCCGCCATTCAGGCGGCCGCCAAGGCCCAGCCGTCACTCTACGCCAGCCAGCAGTACGTGAAGAAGGGGGTCCGCTAATGGCCTACGAAAATCTCACCAAGGTGCTGTCGTGGCCAGCGGCGGGGAACCTGTCGAGCTTCCAGTTTTACCCCGTCACGCTGACGACCAGCGCAACCTTCCCTGAGGGCTGCATCACCACGATCTCCGCCACGGCCACCAAGCCGCTGGGGATCTTGCAGGACGCCCCCGACGCCGCCGGCGTCATGGGTGCGGTCTGTATCGAGGGCGTGTCCAAGTGCATCGTGTACACCGGCGCGGTGGCGGTGCTGGACGCGATCGGCGTGGCGACGACCGGCCTTGGCGCGGTCACGACCACGGACAACCAATGGATCGTCGGCACCAGCCTGGAGAAGGCCGCCGACGTCAACCAGAACACCTACCTGACCGTTGACGTCAACGTCAGCCGCTACTAAGGAGCCTGAAGCATGCCACTCCCAACCATTTCACAGGTGCATGTTCAGGCGGCACTGACCGATCTGAGCATTGCCTACCGGCAGGACGCGCCGGCGGTCTCGGACATCCTGTTCCCGCGCGTCTCCGTCAACAAGCAGTCCAATAAGTACTACGTCTGGAACAAGGGCGACATGTGGCGGGCCGAGGCGCGGAAGCGCGCGCCGGCCGCCGACTTCGCCCGCGTCGGCATCCGCGTGTCAACGGACAACTACAGCGCGGAGCAGTTCGCGCTGGAGTATCTCATCGCGGACGAGATCAGCGCCAACGCGGACGCGGGGATCGATATCGAGTCCACCGCGACTATGTACCTGGTCGACCAGCTCAATCTCCAGAAGGATCTCAGCTTTGCCGCGGACTTCTTCACCGCGTCGAGCGGCTGGACGTCGGGCACGGTCTCGACCGCCTGGGACACCGTGGCGACGGGGACACCCGTGACGAACATCACCAACGCGGTGCTGGCGATCAAGCGCGCGCTCGGGGCCTCCAATCAGCACCGGATCATCGGGCTGGGCGGAACCAAGATCCTGAACGCGCTGATCACCAGTGACCAGGTGCGCGACCGCACGAAGTACGTGCAGGCGGGCACCTACCAGGGGCTGCAGGCGGCGCTCGCGCCGGTGCTGAACCTGGACGAGCTGATCATCTCGACCCGCGAGTACAACACCGCCAAGGAAGGGCGCACGGCCAGCTACAGCCCCGTGTTCGACAACGACTTCCTGGTAGTGGCGGTGCCGCGCAACCCTGGTCTCTCCACTCCGGCGGCGGGCTACACCTTCGCCTGGGACGAGAACGGCCGCGGCGACATGTACGTCGAGACCTACCGCGAAGAGCCGAAGAAGTCGGACGTGGTGCGGGCCGTCTGCTACTACGACCAGAAGCAGACCGGCGCCGACCTGGGCGTCTACTTCGACAATCCGGTGACCTGAGTGCGGATCTACGTCATCCATCCTGGCGCGCAGCACTCCACCAGCGACGTCTATGACGGGCTGGTGGCAGGGCTGCGCGCCGTGGACGGCGTGGACCTGTACGAAGGGCGGATCGATACCATTCTTTCCTGGTACACCAACGCCCTGATCGCAGGGCAGCGGGCGGGCGTGTTCGACCCCACCGCCACCGTGTTCAATCGGCAGCGCATGGCCAGCGCGCACATTACGCAGCACATTCTGGAGGCCTGGCCCGACTACGTGATCTCCGTTTCGGGCCATAACTATCATCTGAAAGACGCTGACGCGCTCCGTACGGTGGGGATCAAGACCGCCGTCGTGCTGACCGAATCGCCCTACTTTGGGCCGCTCGAGCTGGAGATCCGGCAGCATTACGACGTGGCGTTCACGAACGAGCGCCGGAGCGCCAAGGCGCTCGACGCCCACTACCTGCCGCACGCCTACAACCCTGAGGTGCACACGCCCGACGGGCCGAAGGCGCACGCGGCGGACGTGGTGTTCATCGGCTCGTGGTTCGACGAGCGGCGCGACCTGTTCAACGGCGTGGACTGGACCGGCATCGACTTTGTGTGGCGCGGGCACGACCTGAGCGACACCGCCACCGACGTCGTGCCGAACGCCGAGGCCGCCGCGTACTACCGCAGCACCAAGATCAGCCTGAACCAGCACCGCACCACCACCAGCCACGGCAGCGGGCAGCATATCCGCCCCGACGAGGCCGAGAGCCTGGGCCCGCGGGCGTACGAGATCCCCGCGTGCGGCGGCTTTATGCTCTGCGACGATAGCCGAGAGGAGCTGTGGGACGTGTACGGCGAATGGGCAGCCACCTACCGCGCGAACGACAGCGCCGATCTCGAGCGCCAGGTCAAGCACTGGCTGGCCCACCCTGATCGGCGGGAAGAGACCGCGCGCGCGATGCGCGACGCCGTGCGCGCGCACAGCTGGGTCAATCGTGCAAAGCAGGTGCTCGCATGCCTCTAGATCCCAATGTGTACGGCAGTATCGCGGGCGTGGCGGCCTACGTGAAGCGCCTGACCAACACGCTCGGCACGTTCGACACCACGACTGAGCCGACGCTGACCGAGGTCGAGGAGTTTCTCAATCAGGCCAGCGACATGCTCAATGGCTGGCTGGCGGCGGCGGGGTACGTCATCCCCGTGACGCAAGCGGACGCCGTGCGGGTGCTCGACCGCTACGCGAACCTCGGCGCGGCGGGGCTGACCGAGCTGTCGCAGCGCGCGGGCGGGTACGACGCGAACGACGAGAACCGCCGCGAGAACAAGTTCCTGAACATGTTCGAGAAGGCCGAGGGCTACATTCAGTCGGGCGCGCTTGGCGCGCTGGGGGCGGGGGTTGTGTCGAACGATCTGCCCTCGCCCTTGTCCGGCCTGAGCGTCGGCGGTGTGACGGCCGACGGTGCGCGGCTGCGCCCGATCTTCAAGCGCCGATCGTTCGGCAACGATCCGACCGCCGAGTCGCCGGCTGGCCGTGAAGTGGACTATACGGGGGATCCGTAATGGGCGCCAAAAAGCCAATGAAGAAGGCCCCGTCCAAGAAGCCCAGCACGAAGCGCAAGGGGTACTAGGTGTCGACCTACAGTACTGCCGAGGCTGCGCTCTTGACCCTGGTCCGCGCGTATAGTGGCGGCGCGACGTTCACCGCAACGAACAGCGCGCGCCACGACTTTGGCGTGCTGAACAACAAGGGCGTGAAACAGGCGTGCGTGCTGACGATGGCCAGGCCCAGCGAGAACGGCGACAATCTCGGCCACGGGCGCGGCTCACAGGGCAAGCGGCAGCAGCGGCACACGATCGCGCTGATTCTGTTTCAGGCGCGGCGGCAGGGCAACGACGGCGCCACCTGGGTCGCGCTCACGGCGCTGACCGACGGCCTGGTCGCGTACCTCGACACCTATCAGCGGCTGAACGGCGCGACAGGGGTCAAGCGCGCGCAGATTGTGGAGATCGCCGAGCCGCGCATTCGTCGCGACGAGGCCTGGGTCTATCAGACCATCTTTCTGGACGTGATGACCGAGACCGCGCCCGTGCTTGTGGAGACCGCGTCATGAGAGTGATGGTGGTGGCGCCTGGCCACGCCTTTAGCACGCTGGATGTCCATAACGGGCTCTGCGCCGGCTTAAAAGCCAATGGCGTGGAGGTCGTCGAGTACCCGCTGATGGCGACGCTCGAAAGTATGGAGCTGATCGTCGGCGCGGCGCGGCTGCTGGAGATCGCCCCGCCGGGCGGCTACCCCGATGTCTATCACATGGCGTCGATGGGCGTGCCTGGCTACGCGATGGCGAAGCAGGTGGAGGCGGTGATCGTCGTGCACGGCCTGAACGTGCCGGCCAGCATCCCCGCCACGCTGCGCCGCGGCGGCTACACGACCGCACTGCTCTGCACCGAGAGCCCGTACCAGACCGACCAGGAGGCCCAGCTGGCGCAGTTTTACGATCTTGTGTTCACGAACGAGCGCACGGCGGTCACACAGTTTACGAACAATCGGCCCGATACCGTGCACTACCTGCCGCACGCCTACAACCCGCTGACCCACACGCCGGACGGGGAGCAGGCCGCGAGCTGCGACGTGTTCTTCGCCGGCACACGCTTTCCCGAGCGCGCGGCGCTGTTCGATAGCGTGGACTGGACGGGGATTACGTTCGTCGAGCGCAGTCTCGACTACCAGGGCGACAAGCCGACGGCGGCGCTGCTCGCGCAGATCACGCCGAACGACGTGACCGCAACCTATTATCGGGCAGCCAAAATCAGCGTCTGCCACCACCGCACGACGGCGCACGCGGGCACGGGCGATCATATCGCGTATGCCGAGAGCCTCAACCCACGCTGCTACGAGGCGCCGGCCTGCGGCGGCTTTCTGATCAGCGACGCGCGGGCGGAGCTGTTCGATATCTATGGGGACTGTGTCCCCACCTACACCGATAGCGCCAGCCTGGGACGGGTGGTGCGCTATTATCTCGCGCACGACGAGGAGCGGGACGCCCTTCGATTGCGCCAGCGCGCGGCCATCGCCGCGCACTCCTGGACCGCGCGCGCACGGCAGGTTTTGCACGCACTCGCGGTACATCGCACACGCACACTGGAGGACACCTCATGGCGACAGACGTTGGCACCAATGCCATTATCTATCTAGGGACGACCAACGCGAGCCCGATCACGGAGACCTACGATCTCTCAATCGAGACCAGTACGGACTTCGCGGACGACAGCTCGCACGGCGACAGCTGGCGCACGTTCATCCCGACGCTCTCCACGTTCGACTTGACGGTCAACAAGCACTTCGACAACGCGGCGGGCGGCGGGCAGTTGCAGTCGTGGGCCATCTCGCGGACGACGCTCAAGTACTACCTGTATCCGAACCGCACCAGCAGCACGATCTACTGGTACGGCACGCTGACGCTCGGCGGCGGCGGCATGAGCATGACGCTGGAAGACGTGATCGACAGCCAGTTCAAGGCGCAGCCGGTCAGCCAGCCGACCTACGTGCATCCGTGAGCTTCGACCCGATACGCGGCCCCGCGGCAATCGCTGTCGGGGCAGAGGGCTGGGTGCGGGTGGGGGGACTAACGATTGGCGCCCTGACGACGTGGCGCGTGGTCGTCTCCCCCACCACCGGCAAGCCGACGCTGTTTGGCGAAGGACGCTTTTTGCGCTACTTCGTGCCGAGCGTCGGCGGCATGGTGCGGGCGGATCTCAAGCCCACGCAGCCGCCCAGGCGTATCGGGCGGCCAGCGCCAAAGCCCGTGCGGGCGTTTACGCTGGCGGGAAAACTGGTAGAGTTGACCGCGTCGCACATCACGATCGCGGAAGGCGAGATCGCGCGTAGCTAGGCCGACGGGCCGACAAACAGGCTATCCACCTGTCGCTGCGCGCATAACCTTGGACATGTGAGGATACACAATGGACCCCTTTACGATCCGCAAGTGGATCAGCCTCGTGACGGCTGCCCGCAAGCTGCCCGCGTCCAAGTGGGCCACCTGGGCGTTTATCGTCGGGACGGGCGGCACGCTGGAAGAGCGGACGCTGATCGGCCAGGCCGCGCTCTCAACCTTCGGCCGGAATTGGACGTACTCACGTGTGGAGGCGTCCGATGTCGATTAAAGACCGCTTCCTGGACGCGTTCACGAACCTGCACGAGCGCGCGGTCAATTTCCCGCAGTGGGGGCTGACCGGCGCACTGTTGCGCGAGTTCACGGCGCGTGAGCGCCAGTACGCCAACGACGCGGTGCAGGCGCAGGACGAGGCCAGTCCCGATCAGATCCTCTACCGCGCCATGCTGCTCCAGCGCTGTCTCACCGACCCTGCCACCGGTACGCCCTTTTCTGACGGACGCCGCGACCCGACCACGGGCGAGCCTGCCATCGACCCGCGCACACGCGCGCCGATCTTCACGATCGCCGACGTGGAGCAGCTCGCCGATGGCCGTTTTGTCCTGTTTAATGCGCTCTGGGACGAGCTGCTGGAGGTCGCGGCGATGGGTCCGCGCAGTCTTTTTCGTGGCGATCCAGCGACAGACGGTGCAGAACGAGGTCAGGGAAAGAGCCCTAAAAGAGTTAGACAAGCCACTGACGGCGATGCTAGTCAAGGATCTGGCGACGCTGACGGGGGAGGCGCACCTGCTGGCGACGCTGGCGAGGGACACGGGGCAGGGGGTGAATAAGCTGCTGGACAGCCTGTGGAGTAGCGACGTGACCGAGCTGCGCGCAGCGGCTTTGGTCAGCAGCGCCGCCGCCGAGATTGCGGA